TGAAAGAGGAGGTCAAACAATGAATGCTAAAGAATATCTTAGTAAAGCTTATCGATTGGATCAAAGAATAAACAGTAAGCTTGAGCAAGTGGCATCCCTGGAGAATATGGCTATGAACTGCACTTCGGCCATAAATGGAATGCCTAACAACCCTAGCAAATCAGTATCTCCTATGGCAGATGCTGTATGTAAGATTATAGATATTAAAAACAATTTGAACGATGATCTTGCCAAACTTCTGAAGTGCAAGATTAACATTATTGAGATCATCCAAGGTGTCAACAACATTGAATACAGGCTCATTCTTGAGAAACGGTACCTGTCATATCAGCCTTGGGAAGATATCGCTTATGATCTTGATTACTCTGTAAGCTGGGTGCTGAAGCTTCATCGTAAAGCGCTTAGAGCTGTAGATGCTGTATTAGCTGGGAGGGAGAAAAAGAATGGGGTGGTGTGAAACGGTAGGAAATTTACAAAGAGGATAGTAAAATCCACATAAATCCACTTGAGTGCAGTTGTTTTTTTTAGTACGATATAATTAGAGAAATAGAATTAAACCGAGCCTTCATGGGAACACCCCACGAGGGCTTTTCTTATGCCCAAAGGAGGTGAACCCATGCCATGCAAACCTAAGCGTCCTTGTGCTTACCCAGGCTGCGGTCGGCTTGCAGACAGCGAGCAATACTGCGCTGAGCACAAGAAGGTGGTAACAAAACGATACAACCAGTACCAACGAGACCCTGCTTCCAACAAACGCTACGGTAGGTCCTGGAAACGTATCAGGGACCGCTACATCAAAGCCCATCCTCTTTGTGAAGAGTGTGAAAGGAATGGAAGTATTAAAGCTGCTGAAGAAGTGCACCACATCCTCCCTCTCTCCAAAGGCGGTGGCAATGAAACCAGTAACCTGATGGCCCTTTGTAAGTCCTGTCACTCAAAGATCACTGCTGAGAGTGGTGACCGATGGAATAACAGAAAATGAACGCATCGCTTCGGCGGTGCTTTTTTATTGGAGGGAACCTATGGAGCATGAAAAAACTTGTAAGGTGTGTGGGCAGCATTTCAACTCAACAGACCCTAATAGGGTATGCTGCTCTTCTTCCTGTGGTCTTTCATTTGGTCGAAGTTCGCAGAAGAAATATTATAAATGCCAGCATTGCGGTAATCCCTTTTGGAGACCCAATGCCTTTAGGATGAAATACTGCGGTAAGGAATGTCAGGATGAAGCCCGCCTTTTAAAATCACAGCAGCATCAAGATAGTAAAAGCACAACTAAAGAAAATAAATTTCATCGTCAGTGTTCATATTGTGGTGAAGATTTTACAACCCCATACCCAAAGAAAATATATTGTTCACCTGAATGTGGATATGCCGGAAGTCTTCGTTTAAAACGAGAGCAATGGGCTGAATCTTTTGTTCCTAAAAGAATTATTTGTAAGGAGTGCGGCAAAGAATTTTATACAACAGTCGGTGAGCCCAGAAAAGAATATTGCTGCGATACTTGTGCAGCTAAATACCATCGCAGAATTGAACATCAAACAGATCGGCATAAAGAATATATGAACAGCTTTAAAAACAAAAGAGAAAAACAAATCAGAAAAGCCTTTGTTGAGGAAGTTTCCTACCCACTTTTGTATGAACGTGATCAAGGCATATGCAAGATTTGTGGTATGCCTGTTCTTTATGACAAATTTATTGATGACAATTGGGGAGGAACTATTGACCATGTGATTCCTCTCTCTAAGGGCGGAGAACACTCGATGGCAAACTGTCAGCTCTCTCATAGAATTTGTAACTCTCTCAAGTCTAATGATGATAACGAAGGCTTCTCAATCTCTTGGGAGGAGAAGTCAAAAGATAATAACTACTGGCACAACAAATACCAGAGCTATCACGAGTTAGTTCAGTCCCCTTCTGTTAGATGGGGTGCGGGTACCTAAATCCCTACGACTAAAAATTGTGGACAGCGGCCTGGGGTGTCGTGTTAAAAAACGCAGATTCAAACGGGGGTATAGCCCCCACTTTGTAAAGGAGGTGTGATCATTGGCAAAAGACGGTACGAACAGAGGTGGCGCTCGTGTTGGTGCAGGGGCAAAAAAGAAACCTCTGGCTGACAAAATAGCCGAAGGCAATCTCGGTGGAAGGAAACTGACTGTGATAGAGTTTTCCGATACGGCAGATCTTGAGGGACAAGAAATGCCTGAGCCAAATAAGATGCTTGAAGCCATTCAAAAAGATGGTAAGGCTCTGGTGGCTGGTGAAATCTACAAAGCCACATGGCAGTGGCTGGATAAGCGTGGCTGTGCTGCTCTAGTTTCTCCACAGCTCCTTGAAAGGTATGCCATGAGTGTTGCTCGTTGGATTCAGTGTGAAGAAGCCATTACAGAGTATGGCTTTCTTGCTAAGCACCCCACCACAGGAAATGCCATTCAAAGTCCTTATGTATCCATGGGCCAGAACTACATGAACCAAACCAATCGTCTATGGTTTGAAATATTCCAGATCGTAAAAGAAAACTGTACTGGCGATTACAAAGGAGCAAATCCTCAGGATGATGTGATGGAGAGACTTCTTTCTGCTCGTAGGGGCAAATAAAAACAGATGGGAGATAATGATATGAGTAAAAACTACAGAACCGCAGAAAGTGTCTGCAAGGGACATCCTGATAAGCTATCTGATTTAATCGCTGACAGCATTCTGGATGCTTGCCTTCGCAGAGACAAAGCTTCACGTGTGGCCTGTGAGGTCATGGCTACTAAAGGAAAAATCATCGTGGCGGGCGAAATCACCTGCAGCGAAAAAATTAACATCCGACTTATCGTAAAAAATGTACTTCGTGAGGTGGGATACAGTCCTTGGAAATTTACAGTATTTGTGTTTGTACATCACCAAAGTGTAGATATTGCTGCTGGCGTAGATACAGCACTTGAAGCAAGAAATGGAATTATTGATCCGTACGGTTCCATCGGTGCTGGTGATCAAGGCACTGTATATGGATATGCTACCAACGAAACCCGTGAACTGCTTCCTCTACCTTTACTTATATCTCATAGAATCGTAAAGCGTATTGATGAATGTCGCAAGGGAAAAATCATCAAGGGTATCCTCCCCGATGGCAAAGCACAGGTTACTGTTGAGTATGATGGGGATAAACCTATCCGCGTTAAGACTGTGGTAGTTTCTGTTCAGCACCACGAAGATAAAACCCATAAGCAGCTAGAATCAGATATCTTAAACAACGTGCTCTGGCAGTGCTTCGAGGATTTCCCACTGGATGATGATACAGAAATTCTCATCAATCCTTCAGGCAGATTTGTTGAGGGTGGTCCTGCTGCTGACACTGGACTTACTGGAAGAAAGATCATGGTCGACACCTATGGTGGTCTGGCTTCTCATGGCGGCGGCGCACTCTGCGGAAAGGACCCAACTAAGGTTGATAGAAGCGGTGCCTATATGGCCAGGTACATTGCTAAGAATATTGTTTGGAGCGGGCTTGCTGATAAATGCGAGGTCGCTATTTCTTATGCTATCGGAAAAGCAAATCCAGTTTCAGTAAACGTGACATCCTTTGGCACAGGGAAAATCAGTGACGAAGATTTAAGTGAACTGGTCAAAGAAATCTTTAACTTACGTCCAGCTGCCATCATTGAAAAGCTGCGCCTTCGAAATGCAATCTACTCCGATACAGCAACCTACGGACATTTCAACTCTTCTCTCTTCCCGTGGGAGAACGTGGATTTCAATCTAAACTTAAGAAAGGTGGCGGAAAGATATGAAGATTGAAAAACTGAAAACTGAGCTCTTACTTCCCGCTGACTATAATCCGCGTAAGGATTTAAAACCCGGGGATGCGGAATACGATAAACTCAAGCGTTCCATTGAGCAGTTTGGATATGTAGAACCAGTTATTTGGAACAAGACCACTGGTAGAGTTGTAGGTGGCCACCAGAGATTGAAAGTGCTTTTGGATTTAGGAATGACTGAAGTTGAGTGTGTGGTCATCGAGATGGATGAAGATAAAGAAAAGGCACTCAACATTGCTCTGAATAAAATCAGCGGTGACTGGGATAAGGATAAGTTAGCCCTACTCATTGCTGACCTGCAAGGCGCTGACTTTGATGTCTCCCTTACAGGCTTTGATCCTTCTGAGCTGGATGACCTATTTAAGGATTCCCTGAAAGAAGGCATTCACGATGATGAGTTTGATGTGGATGCAGAGCTTGAAAAACCCGCCATGACAAAACTTGGTGACGTCTGGAAGCTAGGTCCCCATAGACTGGTCTGCGGAGATTCCACTAAACCAGAAACCTTCACCCTTCTAATGGATGGAAAGCTGGCAAACCTTGTGGTGACGGATCC